GCATATTCTTTATCTTCACCAACATAAACTGGCGATGGGAAATACACTGGAGTTGCAGCAGAACCGTCTGTGCTGATATTGACATCAGCAGCAGGAATCACTACACGAGAGAACGGAAGAATCTTTGGTGTAACTGCGCCGCTTGCTGGATCAACTTCATGGATCTTAACGATAACAGGAAGTGACGAATCTTTCGTAGCAAAGAACAGGTCGACCTTAGTTAGATATACACCTGTCGTTTCGATTCGATTTGTCAATAGACCAGAAACAAAGAACGTCTGTGCGATAGGATCTGATGAACCACCGCAACCACGTGGAGCTGGGATAACACCAATTAGGCGTTGACCAGCAACCGCAGTTCCTGTAACCTGCGTTGCAGAACGACTTTCTGTAAGCAGACGCTGTCCGATTACTGGGCGCTTGGTTGAAACAGTTAGATCTGAAACACCAGCAGTTAGACCTTCTGATGTGTAGTCTTCTTCAGCAGCAGTTGTGAACTGACCGAATGTAGTGCTGTTTGTTGAGTTATCCACAAAACGCATACGCTTTGTTCCTGTGCGGAAACGAAGCGATGAATCATTTGGCAGACGATATATGCAGTAAGCAACACCATCCGCATCAGATGTGAGCGCAGCACCTTCACTTGCTGCTGGTCTAATAGCTGTTCCAGCAGGAGTTTTAAGGCGTGAATTCCACTCTGCTGCTGTAAGTGGTGTGATGTAAGCAGAAACATTTGTTCCGTCAAAGAACGCATACAGACGGCTTGAAGGTTTCATACCGAGCATACGGCAGAAAATCAAGTTCGAACGCATGAATGGATTAATGTTTACGTCACGAACAAAGTTACCATATGACTGCTTTTCTGTAGCAATAGTAACGACATCTTTTACGCCACTACGAACTTCAATCGTAGGAGCAGTGAAAATGCTTTCTGTAACGAAATTCTGAACGACGTTTGTTGAACCGTCAGCCTGTGCTACGTTAACAGTTCCAGTTTCTCTCTGCGTTACAGATGTAATAACTGACTCACCAACGAAAGTCGTTTGCCATGCGTTCCACTGTGTTTGCCATGAGTTAGCAAGCCACAACCAGTTGTCTGTGTTAAGATCAATATTGATATTAACATCTGGACGTGTAGTCGTGTCATACCAGATATCGCTGTCAGGAGTTAGCTGAAGGATACCCTTCCACATGAATGAAGAACCAGCAGTGTTGCGAGTTGTTGTAGCATATGGTTGATCAACAAGAATTTTGTGTGCATATGGTAGAGTTACGAGGTCACCAGCAGCTGTGACGCTAACCGATGAAATCGTAGCTGTTAAAGCTCCTCCTACTGAAGAGAAACCTGTGATAGTTCCACCAGCAGCAAAGTTACCATTCGCATCTTCAACATACAGTTTCGCGCCTACGCGACGACGAACTGTAGCTGTAGTAGGACCAGAGGTAATCGTAGTTCCTTCACCAAACGCAGTTGATGCAGTCAAAGTGATTGTCTGGTCATGATAGATACCATCTGGTGTTACGTTCGTGCGAACAACGTGGCTAGAATTAGCTGAGTAATTCAGAGTTACGTTATCAACCGAGAACAGAGGACGAAGTTCGCCAGCAGTTGGATCAACCGAAACCTTATAGTCTGCATCATGCACGTTACCGATACTATGACCAGTGAACGAATCGACAAGAATACCGTTCTTGAAACGATCAAGACCGTTTTCATCTGGAACGAGCAGATCTTTAGTGTTCTTTTCGAGCAGATTGAGCGCTGTATAGTATTCCAGGCGATCAATGCGCTCTGCGATCTTACCGATATCCTTCATGGTATAGCGATCGTTCTTAACCTTACGAATAGAGTTCGACAGGTCAGCACGATTTACGCTACGAGCTGTTTCAAATGGCAATGAAGGATATGGAGCAAGCGAGATAGAAGCAAGCGCCATATTGTCTGCTGGTGGTTGCGGTGTAGCAGGCTTAAGTGCTGCAACGCCCTTAGTCACATGAACAGTTCCGTCCTTTGACATCGAAATGATATCACTACGACGCAGATAGTAATCAAGATCTGTTGTGAAATCCTGACCAGATGGTGAGAAGTGCAAACCACCTGATGGCTGGTCAAATGCAGTTCCAAGTTTAGGATTGATCGAGATATTTGTCAATGACGTGACGCTGTTAGCAGAGTCTGTCATGCGAGGACGAATATCAATACAGTCACGAAGATCAAAAGTCAATCCGCTTGTTGCTGAAGTGAACAATGGGATATCATAAGTGAAAATCTTAGTTGTATCTGTTCCTGCATTGGTATCATCAGCTGGATATGAATCTACTGAGAAGTAACCAGAGCCGGAGGTATAGCTATGCGTGAAGTGATCAAACTTAACTAGCAGGCGATCACCGTTTGCAATCGACAACGAGCTAGTTGATTTCTTAACCAACTGAGCATGGCTGTAATAGTTATCAAGCATACCAGTATCAATGGTGAAATGGCTTGTAACGTCTGTGCCTTCTGTTGTTGTAGAGAAGTTAGCACCAGATTTCTTACGAACAGATACGAGCTTGAAACCGTCTGATAGACCAAGAGGCCATGGACCAGTTGTGTTAGCTGTATATGATGTTCCACCACCAGCGCCAACACGAACCTGAACAAGACGGTTACGAACTACAACCTTTGCTGCTTCTTGACCATCAATCTTGTTAAGAACAACAACCGCAGTTGCGTTCATTGATGTTGAGTTCAGCGTTTCGTTGATATCAATCGTAGCTGTTGTTGATGGCGTTCCTGAGATAGTGATAGAACGATCACCGTCTTTACCGACACCACCAAGATCAAGAACCTGTCCAGAAACGAATCTCTTATGGAAAGCTTTACTACCACCTGTTGCAGAAGCTGTTCCAAAAATATTGATTGTAGTTCCGTTGACTGCGCTTACGAGGAAACTACCGCCGCCAGTATGGATATTGATGATATCGCCTGGGTTAACTTTACCAGTCAACGATGCGCTAGCTGTTATCGTGTTTGAACCGCTTGTTGTAGAAAGCGTTTCGCTGAACGTTGTGGTATTACCAGACTGACGTGATACGATGTAGAAATCAGTGCGAGTAGCTGCATCACTAAGAACACCAGAACCGTCGAATGTTTCTGAAGTATCACCAGTGTTAATTGTAGCTACACCAGAACTGTTAAACTGAATGTCGAATGACTTATAGAATGAAAAGTCATTGTTCACGTTGCCGCTGGTATCACGGAGTTTCTTGATGGCGTTTGCTGGTAGACGGAACACAGCACGATCGAACGATGAGTCGACAGTGTTTGCGCTAAGACCAGTTGACGACAGAACGTCAGCCATACCGTTAGCAGAACCAACACCACCATTCCACCCAATAAACTGTGCTTGATTAAACGATTTACCTGCGCTCATCTTGATATCTGTTAGGAACAGCTTATACTGTGCGCTTGGTAGTCCTGGAGTTCCCGTATAATGTTCTACGCCGCGCACGCGAGCAGTTCCAATGTGCGCGCCTGGGAATGATACTGATGAGTATGTCTTTTCGGAAACAGAGTTAGCCTGTGAGTTGCGCAGAGAAACTAGACCCTGACGATTTACGTCCCACTGACCAGACACGTTATCAACGATCATGTAGTTTCCGTAATCAACAAGCGCCTTAGCAGACTCAAGTGATGAGTATTCTGTAGCCTTATCAAGAGACACACGGTTGGATACGATAAGCTCATTATCATAACCCTTGACGTATGCTTTGCCTGGTTCAACTACAACAACAAGCTTATCTGACTGTCCACCTTCACCGGCTGTGTAGATACCCTGATTGTTACCTGATTTCAGGTGTTCTTTCAGGTTAACACCAAGACCACTTACGACATAATCACCAGACTCGTCGTATGTGCGCTGTGCAATGTAGTCACGGATCTGTGAATACTGTGTGCGATTTGAGATCGACTGAACGATACCGTCCTTGACCTGCATCAGTTCAACGAATGTGTTTGATACCGTTGCAGTAAGATCAATAGCTTTTAGATCAACTATAAGCTGGAGACGAGCAGCGCCAGGAGCAGCATAGTTGTATGAACCCTGTGCTGGATCAAGTAGCGTTGCGTCTGAAGTTTCTGTGATGATTGATTCTGTTACATCAAAACCAACACGCTTTGATGGTTGATCATCATACTTTGACAGAACAACTGTCTGAGCAGGAACGCGGATAAAGTGATCTTTGGCAAATACGATACCAGCATCGAACGTCGCGGCAATACCATAACCAGTTGCTGGATATGTTGTTGTTCCTACGACTGTATTACATACGAGTCCAGAACCGTCCGTAACAGTAAGGATTTCATTGTTCGAGAAATATCTTGTGCCATTTGTGTTAGCTGCAACATACTTTACGAATAGAGTTTTTGTGTGTGGGGTGTTAGCTTCTGAACCATCGTTCGTGTTGATAACAAGCGCACGAACGCCAGATGTTGCACCACGGATAGTTTTGTTGAGGAATGCAGCTGCGTTTACTACGCCATTTGTGCTCGTCTTATCACGGATACGAACGTAGTGATAAAACACATCGAAGTTCATGTTGAATCCACGAACTGTCGAACCTTCCTTAAAGATATGTTCTGCGAAACGGTCGATCTGATTTTGAAGGATCGTTTGCATTTGCGTAAGCTCGCGCGCTTGCACGGCAAGACCAGGGCGGAAAAGAATTCTATGGAAATTCTTTGCTTCGTCGAAATCGTCGTAATACGGATCTACGTTGAAATTCGTAGACAGTGAGACGGTGTTAGCTTCTCCAGCCATGATACCTTCCGATTAAAATTGAACAACTACCTTAATATCTTCAATCTGATCTGGCGCTCTAGTGATAGCAGATCTCGTCTCAGTATATATGATAAAACCAGTGTAACGCTGCAGAGCAGGACCGATACGTTCTACGACTTCTGCTGTTACACCCGATAACGAACCCGTTACAGTTTCGCCCGCGAGGAATGACTGACCAATACCATTTGTCATTTCTTTATTGACTTTAATAATACCGCGAGTTCTTGCAGTATTAGTATTGGCAAAATATATATTTCTTGCTTTCGCGCCAGATTCACCACCCACAATGATTTCGTCGGCAGTGAAATCACCTGTCACATTAACAACGCTCACGCGAGTTGACTGATCAATAACTGAAGCGTTTGCGACTGCACCGTTAGCAAGCAATGGGTCACGAACAAGACCAATGATACGGAAATCGTTATTGGTTGGGAATGTATTAGACTCACCACCAGATAACTTGACATTGATCATGATATTAGAAGCGCGCAGCTCGTCGACTGGATCTGCTCCATGTCCACCTCTTGGCGCAATGATAACATAACCGTTAGCATTAATTCCGTATGAACCATTTGCTACGAATGTCACGTTGGCTTGTGAATAACCGGAACCAACGTTTTTCATCGTTACTTCACGAATCAATCCACCAAAGCAGTTTGACACATAAGCTGATGCTCTTTCTGATTCTGTTCTACCACTATCACCACGCACAATAACTCGAGGAGAGATGAGGTATTGGCTTGTAGTGTTGGGAACTGAACTGAATGCAGTATTAACAGTAAGCGTGCGCGAAGAACCAACATATCTGATAATTGAACGCAGCTGACCAGAACCAGCACCAGATTCAATAAAGATAGCAGAACCAGTGTAAACGCCGTCGATACCAGAAGCATTACCTTTGAGAACCATAACGCTAGAGTTCACAACGGAAGCGAATGTGTTAGACGTTGTTAAATATCCAGAACCAGTATTGGACATAACGATCTGATGGATGGCACCATTAGCAGCAGTTTGTTGAACGCTCCATTGAGAACTACCGTTATTTGAACTTAGAGTTCTAACAGGAATCCAATCTGGAGTTAAAAATTTCAACGCATCTGCTGCTGTAACAGTATACAGATATTTCCACTTATATTTATCTGGCGTAGAAATGATATCCACGCTGGTTCCAGTTGGTTTGATTGTAGAATAATCAAATTGATTGTTATCAATACACTTATATACGTTGTTATCATCAGTCAACACATAATAATTATGTGCAATTAATGAGTTATGTTGAGTATCTTGAAGGCTATCATTATCGTCCCATTGGTCATAAACATTATTAGCTGCCCAATTGTAACGAGTAGCAACATGACACACATCAGATGCTTGGACACGTTTCAATGAAATCATATTACGCCAGTCATCGTAGTATGTTCTTTGATACGTGTCTTCGATTGATGGTGGGCTAGCCTCATTATTCCACGGAGCAGCTTTTGCGATATAGAGATAGTAATTCGTAGGAGATGTTTCCCCAAACGACTCTAAAAACTGCATCGCATTGTGAATGCGAAAGTGGGACGTGATGAGGCTTGCCATCGACTATTAGGCGCTAGCTGTATAAGTTACGTTGACAGTGTCACCGTTGGAAACAACCTTGTCACCACCAGTAAACAGACCAGCTGAATACAGAACGCCTGAAGTTCCATCCTTCGTTGAGTTGCTGATAAGGAATGCACCCTTAACAGTTCCTGACGAAGTGATCGAGAACGAAACTGCTGATGAAGTCGCTTTTGAACCAGAAGAAGCAGACGCGAACGTAGGAGCAGGACGTGTTGCCTGCGAATACGTTGGGTTGTATGTAGCACCAGCTTCAAGCCAACCAGTATGCGTAAGAGCTGTATCACCAGCAGCTACAGCAGAATATGATGTAGAACTGATAAGGCCCATATACCAAGCAGCGGTATATGAAGAACCAGCAAGATACTTATCGAGCAGGTCGTTCTTACCCTGAGTCGTAACTAGGTTATTGAACGTATCAGACCACTTTACATTACCTTCTGCGTCAATGCAGCTAACTGAATAAACGCCAGATGCGCTAACATCTTCACCTAAGCCAGCACCACGGATAACCGTAGCATCGGCTGCAACATCAGTATTAATCTTTTCCATTTTTTTCTCCTCTAGATGGAATATCACCGTTGATTGTATTTAGCTTATTATTTAGGTCTTCGTGCTGTATGAGAACGTCGCATTAGCTGCTGTTGGTTCATATGGTTCACGCAGCACGAGGTAGGTGTTCGAGAATACCGAGTTGACTCTGAATATTGATACGTTGTCCACTCCACCGATATCGTCGATAATAGTATTTGTTCCAAGACCGCCCACTTGAATATAACCCGAGTTCGCTCTGAGCGTTCCGTTGGCAAACCAAGTTGGGCCAGTTGTGATTCGAACGAGGCGCGCAGTTCCGTCGAGTGCGCTGATAACGAATGAATCGTAGTTCGCTTCCGTCGAGGTTTCGTATGCTCCAACCACGTCGTTTGCGTAAGATACTCGAACGAAACCAGGAGCTGACAAGAACTGTTCTGCAACTTGTGTTGTGGTTGATGTGACTGTTTCTGTAACGCTGGCTGGTCCAATATATGTAGCGTCTTGAGATGCAGTTGCTGTAGCACTGTCTGTCTGAGATACGACCGCTGTGTAAATGGCTGTTTCCTGAACTGCTGTGTTTGCAACAGCTGTAATAGAAGCAGGACCGATATATGTAGCGTCTGGAGTATCCGCCGCTGTAATTGGGTTTGTGATAGAAGCAGGACCAATATATGTAGCGTCTTGAGATGCAGTTGCAGTGATTGAATCTGTCTGAAACACTTCCTTGGTAATAAACGAAACCATAAGTTCTGCAAGATTGACAGATTCCACAACTGGTAGATTTGCAGTAAATACACCAGCAGTCATAGCAGCTGCAGCAGTTACTGGTTCAACAACAAACATTTCCTGAATATTTGATTTAGAAGTAGCAACGATAAGTGGCATCGTTGCTGCACCAAACACTTGATACATACCAAACATTTTCGTGCCAGCTGGATGCAGCAGGTTTTTAACATAATTGCGATACTTATCAACTAGCTGTGTTGACTTGATCACATAAGAAAATTCTTGATAGAAAAAATTATCTTGTAGCTTATTATTCCAGCTCAAGAAACCTTTCGTATCTGTATAGCGTCCAGGCAAAATTTTAAGACCGGAAACGACTGGGTTACCAGAACCGCTATATGTCGTTTTGTGTTCTTCATACTTGATAATAGAACGAGTTCCAGTATGCGCATCAATTACGATCGAATTGCCCTGTGACACATTATACATTGTGGCAATTTCGTTCTTGTTGAAGTTAGCACCAGCAGATGTGATACCAACTCTAACGATAGTTCCTGGTGCATTGTTTGTTGTAAGAACTGCGTTGCGACCAAGGAATCCACCACGATCGTCATCAAGATTAAGTTCTGAAATAGAACTGTCTACGATTTCAATAGTTGGTAACTCATTAAAATCACGTCCAGGATTTAGAATAGAAATCGCATTGACTGAGAACGAACCAGTTGTCGAATATGTCAAAGCATTTTGCAGCGTAGAATACAGGTTAGCTGCTGCCAATTTGGTATATGCAATCGCGCCTGGTGCACTCTGGTTAGCAGTTGGACGAATAGCAGAGATGAATGTCGTATTTGTAAGCACGGTATGAACGCGCAGCGTATTAGCCTGACCGACTACTCTTACGATATCGCCCACATTTAATTGTGTTACGAATGCAGTTCCGATACCAGAAACTGTGTTAGATACACTTGATGTTAGAACAGTTCCGTTCAGCTTATTATTGATCGTTGATGTGTTTGCTCCACCCGCAATAAAATATCGCCCTTGGTTAATGATCACGTCTTTCATAGGGCGAATGATATCGGTGTTAATAGCTGTGTTCGTAGTAGCCTGCGTCCAAGACTTGATCTTAATTACAAGACCTGTTCCGTCACCACCAGTAACATTGATGTTTGTTGTTTCTTTACGATAACCTGAACCACCATCAATCAGCTTTAGTTCTACTGCGCTTCTATCGGTAACTTCTGTAACCACGCCGCGCGCAGCTAGTGAAGAACCAGCACCGTTGAATTCGATGATATCGCCTGTGTTATGATAAGCACCACCTTCAAGGATATTGAAATTGACCATAGCGCCAATTTCGTTATTGATAGTGATCATGTTACCGGCTTCGTCTTCAACAAGTTCGCCGTCGATAAACGTGCCAAAGATATTTTCTACAGTGAATTCATAAACAAGAATACCCGACGATTCGATACCAATTACTGATTGAACACGAGCAGTCGCGCCTGATTTCATACCAGTGATTTTGCGACCATCGAATTGATATGGTGATGCGGTATATGGTTTGCCTACGCGGATAATTGTTTCACGAGTCCAGCGACCATCAGATGCACGAAGCACATCTTCGCCTGGATAATAGAAATCAATTTCTGTATCGAACAGCGCACGGAATAGGAAACGATATGATTCTTGTGAACCACGACTTCTATATAGATTACGAATATACTTCGCTAGTAGGCGTTTATCAGCAAGCGCATTCTTTGGGATATTCGCTAGGAACGTTTTACGGAAGTATTCTACGAAACGATCAAGCGTTCTGTCGATATCTTTAAGATCAGTTAGACCACGACCTTCATAGGTTTCGTTACCGTTTTCTTCCATATACTCGTAGTATGCGCGCAGGAAGTTAACGAACTGTTCACCATCTTCACGAACAAATCCTGGGAACTGCGAATCAATCAGTGGTGAAATATAACGGAACGTTTCTTCTGCGTTGACAATAACCTTAGTCGCAAGACCAAAGCTGTCTTTCAGTTCAAGCGTTTCGAACAGCGATACAGGTGTAACCTGTGTTTGCGTAGCAATTGGCGTAATAGTTTCAGATATAGCAGAAGAAAATACCACACGCCCAACGACTGTATCGGTTGGCGTAATAGATTCGATATTATCTGTTATGGATGCGAACGCAGTTGTTGCTGTAATTGCTTCGGTTAGAATACCAGCAGCAGAGAATACGCCTAATCTAAAAACTGTATTTGCGCTAATGGTTTCGGCGATTGCTCGCGAAAACACAGGACCACCAACGATTTCGGACACAGAAACATTAGCAGTGACAGCAACACCCGCACCCCACTGGAGCGTAGTATCAGCAGAAACCGAAAGGAATTCGTTGATTGTATCCGAAAATGTTGTTGGCATTAGAAGTTATTTAACCTTCCGCCTGGAACCACTGAGGATTCTGTTCTACCGATAGTTTCTACGTTTGATACACGCGCAACAGCAATACCCGTGATATCATCAACAACTTCAATAGTCGATTGATCAATCAACAAGATCTGATTGCGAATAGGTGAGATATTGAATGAAGTTGGTGAACAAACGATAGACAATGAATCACCAGTGAAATCACCTGGCAAGAAATTAGGAATTGTGACGATACCCTGTTCGTAATCTACTGATCCAGCATTAAACGTCAGATACTCACGTTGAAGAACTTCCGCAGTTTCTTCTAAAGAATTTGGATAATAGATTTCCAGCGTTCCATATCCGTTATCGTCAAAGTATGCGTTAGGATATCCCTGATACGTGAACGCAGACGATGTGATAGAACCCAAGCTGATATTCTCTGGGATACCATTAATGTATCCACCAAGACCTTGGATAGCCTGATTGAATTTCAAAACATATGAGCTTGGTGTTGTTAGTGAAGGTATGAATACCTTTTTCATACGAATAGAAGCCATACTCGCTACGATACCAGCATCAGCTTGGTCGATATAGTTCAGGAACTTAGAGTAGCGGAACTTACGACCAAAATTGTTGAGGTATTCGTGCTCGTATGAAATGATACGTGAAGCCACGCGCGAAGCGATTTCGCCAGGAGTCAGTGTGGTTATTGTTGGATTATAACGCACCGTAACAGTTGGAAGGATATAGAGATACGTTGGATCAACCATTTCAATGTCGATCGACTGAACGTTGTATTTCTTAAGATTTTTCTTGATCGTATCTTTACGAGCAGTTGAGAATAGATTACCAACTTTTGGCTTAGCGCATACAAACACTTTACCATAGATAGGCGGATCGTTTTCTTCCCCACCCCATACGCTCAATGCTTGGATGTCTGGATTATCACGCAGCATAATGCGTTCGTAATCGCTAGAAATAACTGCACGATTTTGTGTTTCGTAATCGCGTGGAGCATTCTGACGGATCTGCTCGATACCTTCGATTTCAGCACCACCAGACGCACGACCTACGGGAACGATTATAATGCTTGATTGTCCGTCAATCGTTGGGGAAACGAGCGAGAATGTATTAGCGCCATTACCAAGTTGTCCATTACATACACGATATGAAATAGACACGACAGATGATGTA